CCGAACTGGCGGCCTGCCTACGCAACCCCCGGAGACCTCGCCGTCAAGCTCGACCCCCGCACCATCCAAACCCCCGCGCTGGACCTGATCGACGCCGCACTGGTCGAAGCTGCGACCACTCCTGATGCGCGGCTCATCATCTGCATGCCCCCCCAGGAGGGCAAGCTGGTCGATCACAACGAGGTTGTCCCCACACCTGACGGATACCGGCGACACGGCGACCTACAGCCCGGCGACTGGGTCTACCACCCCACCGGTCGCCCAATCCGGGTCACAGCCATCAGCCACGACGGCCAGGCCAGCATGCGGGTCACCACCAGCGAGGGTGGCTCTGTGGTCGTTCACCCGGCACACGAGTGGACCATCTTCGACCGCGCGCGTGGTCAGTGGACGACGGTCGAGACTCGCTCGCTCGCGGCTCGCCGACTGCAACAGACCAACGGCCGATTCACCGTGCAACTCCCGGACCGCGGGCCGCTCGAAGGACGCCGCTCTGATGACGTCCCCCTGGACCCCTACACGCTCGGGGTTTGGCTCGGCGACGGCTCGACGAGCAAAGGCGCTGTCACCCATCACGAGGACGACCACTACGTCCTGCCCTACAAGGTGTCATCTCGACAGGTCCACCCCACCACTGGCTGCGTCACGACCTACTACGTGGGGCTCTGGGCCGATCTGAAGGCCGCAGGCGTCGCCGGCGACAAGCACATCCCGCACGCCTACCTCTGGGGTGACATCCAGACCCGATGGGACGTCCTGTGCGGACTCATCGACTCAGACGGCAGCATCGCCGTCAGTGGCCAGGTTCTGTTCGCCAACACGAACACTTTGCTAGCCAAGCAGACGGCCCAACTCATCAGGTCGCTGGGCTACCGGGTCGGTGAGCACGTCGTTCCTCCTCGCACGTCAAGCAGTGGGATCGTCGGCAAGCTGCCGGTCCACATCGTGACGTACTCGCCCCGTGACGGGATGGTCCCTGCCCGCCTGGCACGCAAGGCCGGAAAGATCAAGGGAACAGCGCAGCACCGCCGCATCTCGATCGTGTCTGTCGAGCCTGTCGAGCCGCGCCCTGGTCGGTGCATCACCGTGGCGAGCACGGATGGGCTCTACCTCGTGGGCGAGCAGATGATCCCCACGCACAACAGCTTCCGGTGTTCCAGGTGGTTCCCGCTGTGGCTGCTGCACCGCAACCCAGACACCCGCATCGCGATCATCTCCTACGAGTCCAACATCGCCAGGCGTTGGGGCCGCGCCGTCCGGGACACCATCACCCAGCACGGCAAAGCTCTCGGCCTGCGAATCCGTGACGATCTCGCCGCACAGCATGAGTGGCAGCTCGACGGCCACGAAGGCGGCGTGTACACCGCTGGCATCGGTGGCGCACTGACCGGCCGCCCGGTGGATTTGCTGATCATCGACGACCCGATCAAGGACCGGGCTGATGCGGACTCCCCCACAATCCGGCAGAACGTCATTGACTGGTGGACCGACACTGGATCCACGCGTCTCGCCCCTGGCGCCCCTGTCGTCCTGATCCAGACCAGGTGGCACCCGGACGACCTGGCCGGGTGGCTCCTGAGCCAGGAGGACGCGCACCGGTGGAAGCTCATCAGCATCCCCGCCCAAGCCGAGTGCCTGGATCCGGCAGACGACCCGCTCGGCCGGCAACTCGGGGAGTTCATGGCCAGCGCGCGCCGGCGCACCGTGGCGCAGTGGGAGAAGATCAAGGCCGCCCTACCCGCCCGGACGTGGGCTGCCCTGTACCAGCAGCGGCCGACCCCTGCTGAGGGCACGGTGTGGCAGGAGTCGTGGATCAGCGCGTTCCGCGGCCGCACCGGCGACTCCATGCACCAGTGGGCGCGGGTCCTGGTCGGTGTCGACCCCGCCGTCACGTCCAAGACGTCCAGTGATGAGACGGGCATCGTGGTGACCGCGATGGACACCGAGGGCACCGCCTGGGTGGTCGACGACAGGTCCTTGCGCGGAACCCCCACAGAGTGGGGCGTCGCGGTCTGGCACGCGGTGTTCGACTGGAACGCGACAGGGATCGTCATCGAGGACAACCAGGGCGGCGAGATGGTCCTGACCGTCCTACAAACCTCTTGGCAGACCGCGATCGCGTCATACCGCAAGCTGCACCCGTCTTGGCAGCCGCCCCTGGCCCCACCGATCACCCGGGTCCACGCCCACAGGTCCAAGCGGATCCGCGCCGAGTCCGTGGCTGCGATCTACGAGGTCGGCAAGGTCCGCCACGCAGCTGACGGCACCGACCGGCTGCAGGCGCTTGAGGATCAGATGACGGCCTGGACCGGTGTGGGGGATAGCCCGGACCGGATCGACGCATTGGTTCACGCCCTGACCGCGCTGTTCCTGCCCAAGCATGCGGACGCCGGGGTCGGCGCCGCCCGTCAGCAGGCTGCGTCCCGTCGCCGTGCAGCTGGTCGACGCTAGGCGTTGCAGAACTGTTGCTGAAGTGGCGCGACCCTTTTCCCACACTGGCCCGATACGGTGTCTCTCGTGGCGTGCCACACGGCACAATGACGACGGAGGCCCCTCTTGCGCACGTTCCTTCACGACCAGTGGTCCCCGCTCTCGCACATCGCAGACCTCGGTGACGGGAACCTCGGGACGCGCCCGCTGAATGTCGCGCCGTGGGTGGACGACGTCGATGCCCGCCGGCTCACCGCGTACCGGATCCTGTCCGCCTACGTCGACAACGTCAGGCGGTACTACCTGCCGGCGAACATGTGGGGCGTCCAAGGCGGCCTGGAGCTCGACTCGTTCGGGAACCTGCCCTCCAGCTCGGACCCGTCCGAAGCTGCGAAGATGCGTGAGTACGGCCATGCCGGGCTGATCTGCGACGCGACCCGCTCCCTGGTGCTCGGTGAGGACCAGACCATCGTCGTGGTCGACCCCACTCAGGAAGGTGACACCGAGAACGCCGCCACCGGCAAGGTGAGAGACTGGCTCGAAGCGTGGGCCGCCAAGGAACGCCTGGTCGGCAAGCTCCTCACCGGCGAAGAGACGACCATCACCGACGGTGACGGGGTGTACGTGCTGGGCTGGTCCCCCCGCGCCGGACGCCCCCGGCTGAAGGTTTACGACCCGGGCTTCTACTTCCCGGACCTCCTGGCCGCAGACAAGCCCGAGTACGCCGAGTGGGACGACGACGACTTCCCGCCCGTGGTGCACCTGGCGTGGGAGCGCGAAGACGACGACAACCACACCATCCTGGTCAGGCACACCTGGCGGATGCGCAAACTCGACCAGGGTGTGTCGGCGCCGTGGGGTGGGGTCCGGGACTGGACGTGTGACTTCACCGTCGTCGAGGTCCGCACCGACCGCCTCAAGGTCGGCTGGAACATCTACAACCTGCCCGCTGACGGCGAAGCGGTCACCGTGGTCAAGGCGACCGTGGACCTGGGTGTGGACTTCATGCCCGTGGTCCACGTCCCCAATGACGAGCCGGGCGGGCGGCACTTCGGGCGCTCGACCCTGCTGCGGGTCGCGATGATCCTGGACGACCTGATGGGCAGCGACACGGACCTGGCGATTAGCTCGGAGCTGTCCGCACCTGCGGCCACCATTGTCACCGGCGGCGGGTCGCCGACGTTGGATGGTGGGCCGGGCGTGCAGTGGAACACCCCAGCCGGCTCGAACATCTCGCAGCTGGACACGTCCAAGAGCCTGGATGCGCAGATCAAGCACGGTGACCGGCTGATGGAGACGTTGGCCACGAACGTCCGTCTCGCCCTGGTCCTGCTCGGTCGCGCGGATGTGGGTGCGGCACCGTCGGGGTATGCGTTGGAGCTCGGCTTCGCCCCCACGTCCGCACTGGTGCGTGAGCTGCGCAACGTCCGTGGAGTGAAGTACCCGCTGCTGCTGAAGTTCGCTGTCCGCCTGACTCAGGCCAACGACCCGACCCAGATCCCCGCTGGGGCCACACCCGACCTGTCCATTGACCTGGGTGCGGCGTTACCGGCGGACCTGCCCGCGGCGATCGAGGCCGTGAAGGACCTGCTGCCGATCCGGGCGATCAGTACGGCTACCGCGGTGCGGATGCTGTCGCGGGTCGGGTTGCCGATCGACGACGCGGCCGCTGAGGTGGCGTTGATCGAGGCGGAGGCGTTGGCCGGCGGTCACATCCTGGGCGCACCGGTGCCACCTGTTCCGCCCGTCGCATGATCGGCGTGGCGTGTCACACTCCACGGAGCACACTCGCGCTCTAGCGTAAGCCAATGAACAGCCCCGCATGCGCACCGGCGTGCACGGGCAGACCGACAACGATCTTGGAGGCAACATGCTCAAGGGCATGAAGCGGTACAACGGCAAGTACAGTCCCTTCGCCGGGCTGGCCTTTGGCATGCTCTGCAACACGCCCGAAGATGACGGCGGCGCTGGTGGTGGAGGCGGCGACGCAGCCGCCCAAGCTGCTGCTGCTGCTGCTGCGGCGGCGGCCGCGGCCGCGGCCGACAAGAAGTTCACCCAGGACGACCTGACCCGCATCGCCACCGCTGAGGCCGCCAAAGGCAAACGTGCCGGCGCCGCCGAAGTCGCCGCCGAGCTCGGCATGACCGTCGCCGAAGCCAAGGCCCTCATCGCCACCGCCACCGCAGCCCAAGAGGCCGCCAAGACCGAGGCGCAGAAAGCCACCGACGCCGCGACCGCCGCCAAGACCGCAGCTGACGCGGCGACCGCGACCGCAGCGCAGACCATCCTCGCGTCCAAGGTCACCACGGCGCTGGTCATCGCAGGGATCACCCCGCAGGTCGACGGCAAGGCCAACCCGGCGCTGGCCATGGCGGTCCGCCTGGTCGACGTGCCCGCCGACGCTGACGACGCGGCGATCACCGCCGCCATCGACATCGTGAAGGCCGCCGCGCCGGCGTTCTTCGCCCCGCCCGTGCCCAAGCCTAACGGCGAACCGGCGAACGGGCCCACCAAGACCCGCGCTGCTGGCACCACGTTCGGTGCCAAAGGCGCAGCGGAAGCCGCCAAACGCTTCCCACCCGCAAAGGTCGCCTAGACCCCACGAACACACCACGGCCACCCCGCAGCCGCGATACGGGGGACGGGCACCACCGCCCGCAACGGTGG